CGTCGCTAGGCGCATCGCTAGGGTTCTCAGTACCCTTACCCTTACCCGGACCATTCGGACCGTTAGGCGCGTCGCTATCGGGTTGATCGGGTTGATCGGGTTGATCGGGTTGATTAGCCAATGCATTAAACAATTCAATTGCAACATCTACAATGCCGAAGGTATCAGTACATTTATTAGCATCGGCCAATGCTTTAGCAATTGGTTTGCGCCATGGGCTTTTAGTGACAATTTCAGGGAAGCAAATAGGGTAGCCATTTAATCGCCTACCCTCAATTGCAAGCATAAACGGAATGTTATTAAAATCATTAGGTTTTACATAACCATCCTTGCGAAGAATGTTATTGACCAATTCGCTAAACAATGCCATTGCATTATTAGCGCGACCCGAATTGATAACTGCCAATTCAATGCGCGGGTCTTCCAATCCATTAATCAATGCATTTAAAAACGGGCCATGCGTTGCCGATGCATTATTCCATGGCGCGTTATCCGTATACCATGCATGACCTAATTCGTGGAGAATAAACCCGACGCTATTATTGAATGTCACATTCGACACTTGCGAATTGTCGTCAATGTTAGGCATTACAATCGTTAGATTAATACTATTACCCGCGCGTTTAAAATTAATTGCGGCGGTTTTCCCGTTCCACAAAAACTCGAATTTAGCAACGCGCATACCCGATGCTTTTAGAAACCGTTCAGCGGCAGTTTCAATACCGCGCTTTGCGTCAATACCCAACATAATTAAACTCCAATTGCAGTTTGAAATTCAGACTCATTGATTTCGGCAACATAGATTGCCATTAATTCTGGCAATGTATCCATTGGATACTTATTGACAACGGCATTATTAAATGCAATTGATACCGGCATGCCCATTTTGCATGCCGATGCCCATGCAAGTAATTGCCGAATGCTAGGTGGTTGGGTTAATACGCCATTGCGTGCCTTTTCTCGCGCAACATTAGCGAATTGCACAATCTTATCGGTCGCAGTTAATGGCAAACCGGAACGGCCAGCAATCAATGCGGATTCTTTAGCGGCATCCATATATTCAAAATTCATTGTATATGCAAACCGATCAATGAATGCCGTATTCATTGCGGTGGTGCCAGCAAATAAGTGATTACCGTATCCGTTAGTATTATCAGCGGCAAAAAACGCAACATAATCGCCAACGGGAATCTTAATATTAGATTCGGGGAATGTAATTCCACGTTGCGGAGACTTTTCTAACATCGGATGCATTGCAATTAAACTATTTTCATCCGACGCTGAAACTTCGTCTAATAGAATGATTGCACCCGGATGTTGTATTGCGGTAGCAATTAGTTTCGGTTTGAATTGAATTGTGCCATTCACAATAGTTTCAGAACCTAGAAAATCAGCGGGTCGCATATCCCGATGGCAATTGAGTTTAAATAATCGGCGTTGTAAACGATTGGCTAATTGCTCCACAAAATTAGTCTTACCCGTTCCACGCTCTCCGGCTAACCAACAATTGACGGGTATCTTATCGTTCAATGCAATTAATACGTTATGCAAATGCATTGGATCAAATATATAATCCGAAACCAATTCGGGACAATTGGCATCGTCCCATTGTGCAATCATCATCGAACCAAAATCAATTGCAATTCCATTGTGGATATACCTAGTGCAATCGAAAATAGAATCAGCCCGCACTAGATTGAATGATGGAATTGAATTGGCAATTACTTGCAATTCGGTTTCTGTTTTAGTGGTACGGAATGAGCTAAATACATTATTCAATTCATTGCGAATTGACTCGTTTACGATATCGTAATCTAATCCCTGAACGGATTGAATGCGCGATTCAATTGATTTAATTGATTTAGCCAATTCAACCTTAGATTCTGCAATCTCATTCATTAGCGTTGCATTATGCAATGCATTAGCGGATTGATTGCTATCAACCACATTCCGAATGTTAAGCAATTCTGATTCAATGCGATTAGTGGTCACATTGATATTATTGATTGCGTTTTTATGGTTTTCTATTTTCGCATTGGCATCGTCAATGCGAGTATCCGCAAACGGTTTGTTACTTGCCACACTTGGCGCGGTAAATGGTAATGCCGATGCATTGCGGATTTGATCAATTGTCGTTTGACCCGAATTAATCAATCGAACCAAACGATTTACGGCATCGCCACGATCATTGGCAATTGATTGCCCATGATATTGCAATGCTTTATTCAATGAATCAAGCGACATCACTGCGAGTTTATTAAAGTCTGACATTTTTCAATTCTCAATAAAGGTTAAACAACAAAAGATTCAGCGTCAATACTGCAAATGGGTAATCCTTTAGTAATCCATTTTTGAGTAATCCAGATTTTCATGCCACATTTAGGGCATGACGCTGGCAATAATCGGGTCGATTGTTTAGTGGTTTCTGGCAATGAAACTTCAGCATGCGGATAATCGCCTAATTCAGCAATCAATTCGCCGAATGTAATTGCAAATTGAGTATCAGGGATAGTATTCTCAAATTGCAATGCATTGCATATGCGAATAAAATCGGCATTGCTATCATTAGTGGCAACATTGACTAATTGAATCGCCAATTGCTTGCACACTTCGATTGGATCGGCAATTGTCGGACTAATTAGAATATTGAATGTGCCATCGGCACTATGCTTTGCATTAATCGTTTCCGATAGTTTCTTTTTTCTACCAGTAGTTAATGAGCATGACACTTTAATCTTATCCATTGGCAATCCATTGGTTGAATTGCCGTTTATGATCAATGCGAATGATGCCATTGCATTGGATAACCATTGTTCGCGATTCATTATTTAAACTCCAATTAGGAAAAAAGAAACTGAACGATTGTCATATCGGCAAACCATGCGCCGATGATGATCGCCAACCATGCGCCGAGGGCGATCGTCGCGAGTACCGTGAGGGCCGTTTCGGACCGTCTATTAGTAGGGTTCAAGGTAGTAAACTCCGTTGATGCGATTGCGATGCAATGCATCAAACGGCAAAAGCACTCACTTGGTTGACACGATTGTGTAAGTGTTAGGGTTTCCCCTAGTGCGACGGGTTGACGCACCCTTGTTGGGCTAGTCGCAATTAATAGCGAACGAATAACGAACGGGTATTGTTATTTAATGATTGATTGGTGACAATCGAATGATTCGTTTAAATGGCTAGGGAAAGAAACGTGAAAAACCGTAGGGAATTGATTGAAGCATTAGATTCTGGCAATGTTGCTAGTGATATTGGTGAGTTAATTGCAATTGCTAATGCGAACGATACAGAACCCGGAATCAGCGAATCAGTCGCTAATTCAGTAGAGCATAGTGAGGGAAGATTACGAAAAGACGGTAAACCTTGGGGCAGTAGATTAAAGGATAAGAGCGGAAAACGTATAACGCCTAAAATGCGATTGTTCGCGTCATTGGTTGCACAAGGTAATTCCCCAAGGGAAGCATATAAACAAGCGTATAACGCAAGCAATTGCTCTGACGCGACAGTTTATGCGTCTAGTAATAAGCTTATGAGTGATCCAAGGATAAGTGTATTAATGGAAGCGGTTTGGACCGATGTGCATAAAAACATAGTAGATGATGCAATTGCTATTCGTCGTCATGTCATGGATCAATTATTAGAGCATTCAAAGGATACAAACGCTCGTTTAAACGATAGATTGAAAAGCTTAGAGTTACTCGGTCGATCTATCGGATTGTTTACTGATAAGACTGAATCGAAGGTTGAAACTGTAGATGCGGACCAATTGAAGCGTGATCTAGAAAAGCATTTAAACACTTTCGACATGGTTCATTGACGTTTAAATGCAATGCATGGTAGGGATTGTTTAAACTGGTATACGTTACCCCACCACTACCCCACCCCCCGGAATGGGCGGTACGCCTCCACCACGCCTTACGCTCTATTCCCCACATCCCATTACCAACTCCCACTCAATACGAACGTTCTCCCCCCTACCCCTACGCAAATTTCCGGTTGACTTTAATTTAAACAATCTACAGAATACCCCCCCATAGCGAACGTTCTCGTTTGTACGGGGGGTAATATATATGACGGAAAAACAAAAGCTAGTGCTAGACTTTATCTACGCTTATACAAAGCTTAAAGGTTTGTCGCCTTCGTACATGAACATTGCGCGAGGTTTAGGATTGAAGAGTAAGAGCAACATTCATAGGCTAGTGCATGAGCTTAAGAAACAAGGACGATTAGAGATGACGCCTTATCAGATGCGTAGTTTGGTGTTGCCTGATGCAACTGCTCAGAAAATCGCTAAGCTATGAGCTTATTGGCTAGAGATGAGGTAATGCGCTATAGAAGGATGTTAGAGAGTCTGCCTCCTGATCATCCGAATATAGAGAAGATAGCTAAGTTGTTGAAAGCTGACCGCGTTGAAAGATGCAAGGACAGTTTCTTAGCATTTACGCAGGAGATGTGGTCTGCTTTTATCTCTGGTAAGCATCATAGGATTATGGCAGATGCTTTTGAGAGAGTTGCTGCTGGTGATCTTAAGCGTCTTATCATCAATATGCCTCCGCGTCACACTAAGAGTGAGTTTGCCAGTTATCTGTTTCCGGCTTGGTTTCTAGGCAAGTTTCCTGAGAAGAAAGTTATTCAAACCGCGCACACTGCGGAACTAGCAGTGGGGTTTGGCCGAAAGGTCAGGAACATTGTCAACACGCCGGATTACCAAGCAATCTTCCCTACAAAGCTCTCTAGCGACTCCAAAGCCGCAGGTAGATGGAACACTAACAAGGGCGGGGATTACTTCGCTATTGGTGTTGGCGGGGCTGTAACGGGTAAAGGCGCAGATGTTCTGATCATTGACGATCCGCATTCTGAGCAAGAGGCAATGCTTGGAAATCCTGCGGTGTATGACAGGGTGTTTGAGTGGTACTCATCAGGGCCTCGTCAACGTTTGCAACCGGGTGGTGCAATTGTAGTTGTGATGACCCGGTGGTCCAAGAGGGATTTAACAGGGCAGATCTTAGACAACTCTATTAAGAGGGAAGGAGATGAGTGGGAGGTGATAGAGCTTCCTGCGTTGCTTCCGTCTGGCACTCCGCTTTGGCCTGAGTTCTGGAGGAAGGAAGAGCTTGAGGCGATTAAAGCAGAAATCCCGGTTAGTAAGTGGGAAGCGCAGTACCAGCAGAATCCTACGTCCGAGGAAAGCGCTATTATCAAACGGGAGATGTGGAGAATCTGGGAATCGGATCATCCTCCTCCTTGTGACTACATCATTCAGTCTTGGGATACGGCTTTTGAAAAGAGTTCAAGGTCAGACTACTCAGCGTGTACAACGTGGGGTGTGTTCTATTTGCCTAATGAAAACGGGGATGACGTAGCCAATATCATCTTGTTGGATGCGTTTAAAGATCGAATGGAGTTTCCTGCGCTAAAGAGAAAAGCACAGGAGATGTACAAAGAATGGGAACCAGATGCGTTAATCATTGAGAAGAAAGCTGCCGGTGCGCCTTTAATATATGAATTGAGGCAGCTTGGGATTCCATTGTCTGAGTACACACCATCGAGAGGCAATGATAAGATTGCGCGTGTAAACGCGATATCTGATGTATTTGCTTCTGGTTTTGTCTGGTGTCCCGATACAAGATGGGCAGAAGAATTAGTTGAGGAAGTCGCGTCTTTTCCAAACGGGGACCACGATGACCTTGTGGACTCCACAAGCCAAGCTCTTCTTAGATTCAGGCAAGGCGGTTTCATTCGATTAGATACCGACATGAAAGAAGAAGAGCAAGTGTTTAAACGTAAAGTGGCGTACTACTAATGACTATTGATAAAGCTCTCTATGCAGCACCTGAAGGTCTTGAGGCTCTTGATGACGGAGAAGAGCTAGACATTGAGGTTAGTGATGAAGAACTGGGTGCTGACCAGCCTGAAGAGCCAGTAGGGTTTGATGAAAATCTTGTTGAGCATCTGGACCCCGGTATTGTAGAAGAGCTTGTTTCTGACATCATCTCTGACTTTGACGATGACATCTCTTCCCGTAGAGACTGGATCAAAGCATATGTAGATGGTCTTGAGCTTTTGGGATTAAAGATTGAAGAGCGTATGGACCCGTGGCCGGGTGCTTGTGGTGTCTATCATCCTCTGCTTTCAGAATCATTGGTTAAGTTCCAAGCAGAAACGATCATGGAGATCTTCCCTGCTTCCGGGCCGGTAAAAACCGAGATCATAGGCAAGGAAACCCCAGAAAAGAAAGACGCCGCCGCTAGGGTAGAAGCTGATATGAACTATCGGCTCACCGATGAAATGACAGAGTACCGCCCGGAAACAGAACGCCTTTTGTGGGGACTGGGAATCTCAGGCAATGCTTTCCGTAAAGTTTACTTTGATCCAAGTTTAAACAGGCAGACAGCTTTGTTTGTACCTGCCGAGGATGTTGTAGTTCCTTATGGAGCTTCTAATATAGAGACATCCCCTCGCGTCACTCATGTGATGCGGAAAACCGAAAATGAGGTCCGACGACTTCAAATGATGGGGTTCTACGCAGATATTGATCTAGGAGAACCCAACAACACATTAGATGAGGTTGAGAAGAAGATTGCCGAAAAGATGGGATTTCGGGCCTCATCAGACGATAGATACAAACTGCTTGAGATTCAGGTAAACCTTGATATTCCGGGGTTTGAGCATACGGACGAAGACGGAGAACCCACCGGACTAGCACTGCCATACCTTGTAACAGTTGAGAAAGGAAGTAATAAGTGTCTTGCCATTCGCAGGAACTGGGAAGACGGCGATGAAACATACAAAAAACGCCAACATTTTGTTCATTATGGGTACATTCCCGGTTTTGGATTTTATTGTTTTGGCCTTATCCATCTTATTGGGGCTTTTGCCAAGTCTGGTACTTCTATTATTAGACAACTGGTTGACGCCGGAACTCTTGCTAATCTGCCCGGAGGCTTTAAAACAAGAGGAATGCGTGTCAAAGGTGACGACACACCAATCGCCCCAGCAGAGTTCAGAGACGTAGACGTTCCATCAGGGGCAATCAAAGATAACCTGATGCTCCTGCCCTATAAAGAGCCAAGTCAGGTTCTTCTAACGCTTTTAAACCAGATTGTTGAAGATGGTCGCCGGTTTGCCAACACCGCAGACCTGCAAGCTTCTGATATGTCTGCCAATGCCCCAGTTGGGACCACGCTGGCAATCTTAGAGCGTACCTTAAAAGTAATGAGCGCGGTGCAAGCTCGTATCCATTACTCCATGAAGCAAGAGCTTCGTCTGCTAAAGAACATCATTGCAGACTATACGCCCGAAGAGTATGAGTATCAACCCGTAGAAGGCGATAGGAAAGCCAAGAAGTCTGATTACAGCATGGTGGATGTTATCCCCGTGTCAGATCCCAACGCGGCAACCCTTTCTCAAAAAGTTGTTCAATATCAAGCAGTCATGCAATTGGCCCAACAAGCGCCCCAGTTGTATGACCTAGCCTATCTGCACAGGCAAATGCTTGAAGTTTTAAGTATTCCAAATGCCAATAAATTAGTTGCTTTGGAAGGGGATCAAAAGCCAACGGACCCAATGTCTGAAAACATTCAGGCAATGAAAGGAAAACCTTTAAAAGCGTTTATCTATCAAGATCAAGACGCGCATATTTCAGCGCACCAAGCGTTTATGCAGAACCCTGTTGTTATGCAGACAATTAGTCAAAACCCGCAAGCCAATATGATTACGGCTTCTTTGCAAGCACACATTGCAGATCATCTTGGGTTCTCTTACAGAGCCAAGTTAGAGAAGCAAATGGGTGTAACAATGCCTCCGCCCGACAAAGAAATGCCCAAAGAGTTGGAAGTGGAGCTTTCTAAACTTATTGCTACCGCATCTCAGCAATTGCTACAGGCAGACAAAGCTCAAGCCGAGCAGCAGCAAGCGCAGCAACAGGCTCAAGATCCTCTTGTACAAATGCAACAGCAAGAACTTCAAATCAAAGGGCAGGAAATCCAAAGGAAAACAGCAAAAGATCAAGTTGACGCGCAAATGAAAGCGCAGCAACTACAAATTGAAAGAGAGCGAATTCAACAGCAAGCTCAAACAGATGCAATGCGTATCCAAGCACAAACGGAACAAGCTCAATCCCGTAATTTGCATGATCATGATCTAGAACGGACAAGATTGGGTGTTCAAACGGCAATCGAACAAGCTAGATTACAAAAAGGTCAGCAATGATTGATAAGTACCTACGTCTCCTGACTAAACAGCTAGACGACAAAATTGAACTTCTGCGTGAAGCAATTGGGAGCGGTTCCGCTCGCGACTACGCAGAGTACAAAGGAATGGTTGGTGAGGTTAAAGGTCTACTCACTGCCCGTTTAAATGTAATAGACCTACTTGATAAGCTTGAGGAATCTGATGACTAAACTCGTATTGGCAACAGAAAACGGCGAAGTACCTGAAAACGCCGAAGACAAAGCCAAACAACTCCCCCAACCAGCCGGATATCACATTCTTTGTGCCGTCCCAGAAGTGGAAGAGGAGTTTGAAAACGGACTAATCAAGTCCGCATCAACTGTTCACTTTGAAGAAATGCTAACCACAGTGCTTTTTGTGGTTGCTTTGGGTCCAGATGCATACAAAGACCCAAAAAAGTTCCCTTCTGGCCCTTGGTGCAAGCAGGGTGACTTTGTTTTAGTACGTCCAAACGCAGGTTCTAGGCTGGTAATCCACGGCAAAGACTTCCGTTTGATCAATGACGACACCATTGAAGCGGTGGTTTTAGACCCACGCGGCATCAAACGTAAATAAGGAGCTAAAAATGGCTGAATTTGAAAAAGAAGAGTTTAAATTCCCCGATGAAATCGAGTCTGAGGTCAAGAATGAGGCTGAAAACGACGATTTTGAGGTGGAAGTTGAAGATGACACCCCGGAAGAAGATAAAAACCGGCAACCGCTGCCTAAAAAAGTGGCAGAAGACCTCTATAACGACGAGTTAGAGGACTATTCCGCCAAAGTAAAAGGCAAACTTGTAGCTCTAAAGAGGCTTGCACACGACGAAAGACGCGAAAAAGAGCGTGTTTTGCGTGAAAACCAAGAGGCAACAGAGCTTGCAAAACGCCTATTTGAAGAGAATAAACGCCTAAAAACGTCTCTAAATGATACTGAAAAGGTCACTCATTCAACTGTTTCAAGGGCAGTTGAGCTTGAATTAGATGGTGCAAAGCGGGCTTATAAAGAAGCTTATGAGTCTGGAGATACAGACAAAATCCTTGAAGCGCAATTGCAATTGACAAAAATTGCAAATGACAATGAAAGGATTAAAAACTTTAAACCAGCCCCTTTACAAGAGGAAGAGTTTCATGTTCCAATTCGGGAACAGAGGCCAAATGTTGATCCAACTGCTGTTCGCTGGCAAAAACAGAATCAGTGGTTTGGTCAAGATAAAGTGATGACGGGCATGGCTTTGGCCTTGCACGAAGCACTAAAAGACGAAGGTGTTGTTGTGGCTTCTGACGAATACTACAAACGCATTGATCAAACAATGCGACAAAGGTTCCCTGAGAAGTTTCACAAGGCACCTCCAAAAAGCTCGATTGTTGCTCCCGCAACTCGTAGCACATCATCCAAGCGCATTGTTTTGAAGACATCTCAACAAAACATTGCTAAAAAACTTGGCTTGACCAACGAGCAATATGCTCGCGAAGTTCTAAAACTGGAGTCATAAAATGGCTGACCGTACACCTCGTAATCTTGAAACCCGTGATGTTGAAACCCGTCCTGCGTTCTGGCGTCCGCCAGAGCTTTTGCCGGAGCCAGACAAACAAGCTGGGTACTCGTATCGTTGGATTAGGGTTTCTCTAAATAGTGTTGCTGATCCCCGCAACGTTTCTGCAAAACTGCGGGAAGGTTGGGAACCAGTAAAGCTAGAAGAGCAACCACAGTTTCAAATGCTTGTTGACCCTAATAGTCGATTCAAAGACAACGTTGAGGTTGGCGGGCTGTTGCTTTGCAAGATCCCTGAAGAGTTTATGAAACAACGTGCGGCATACTTTGACGACATGTCTCGTAAACAGACGGAATCAGTAGACAACAATCTTATGCGTCAAAGCGATCCTAGAATGCCTATCTTTAATGAGCGGCGATCTACGGTAAGCTTCGGCAAAGGCAGTTAAATTTTAATGGAGCTTTAAATGGCTTATCCTGTTATTAGTTCTCCTTATGGGCTAAAACCCCTAAATGAGTTCGGTGGACTGGTATATGCGGGTTCTACTCGTATGTATCCAATTGCCACTGGGTATTCGACCAGCTTGTTTAACGGCGACACCGTTAAGCTTTCCAATGGCACTATTGTCATTGACAACTACAGCGCGGCATCCAGTCCTACGGCAGCAATTGCTGGAACGATTGGTGTGTTTGTGGGTTGTCAGTACGTCAATACGATGTCGCAAACCATCCAGAGCCAGTATTGGCCCGCAAGCACGGTTTCTAACTACGCACTTGCTTACGTTGTTGACGATCCCCGCACGGTGTTTAAAGCCGCTGTAACGGGTCAGGGAACTTCGTTGGCAAACACGGCTAACACGACCATTGGTTATGTTAACCCAGCGTTTGTTGGTACTAACATGTACACCCTGACGGGTAACAGTGGCTCCACGACCAATGGCAATTCGCTGCTCGCACTAACGGGCGGTGTGGTTTCCAACGGTACGGGTAACACCCGCGTTACCACTGCCGCTCCTTGGCGTGTTGTTGGTGTGGTTCAAGAGTCTGCTGTAGTGGTTTCGGCTGTTGCATCAACCTCTGGTTCGTCCACCACCCTCACGTTGGCTTCTTCCAACTCGTCGATTCTTGCAGGTATGCAGGTTATCGCCGCAGGTACTGGTGCTGCCCAAGGTAACTACATCACGGTTACCAACGTAAACGGTACGACCCTCACGGTTAGCAGTGCCATCACTGTTGCCTCGGGAACGACTTGCACGTTTATTGGGTTCCCAGAAGTTTTGGTGACTTGGAACGGCAACTTCCATTCCATGAACAACACCACTGGCGTCTAAGGAGTAATTTAAAATGGCAATTAGTCGCGCCCAACTATTGAAGGAACTCCTTCCGGGTCTGAACGCTTTGTTTGGTCTTGAGTATGCTCGCTACGGCGAAGAGCATAAAGAGATCTACGAAACGGAAACTTCGGAACGTAGTTTTGAAGAAGAAACCAAACTGTCTGGTTTCTCTGCTGCACCAGTCAAAAACGAAGGTCAATCCATCGCTTATGACAATGCACAGGAAGCATGGACGGCACGGTACAACCACGAAACCATTGCTCTTGGCTTTAGCCTGACCGAAGAAGCAATCGAAGATAACCTCTACGATTCGCTGTCGGCTCGTTATACCAAAGGCTTGGCTCGTGCAATGGCTTACACCAAACAGGTGAAAGCTGCTGCTGTTCTAAACAACGGCTTTAACTCTGCCTATACGGGCGGTGATGGAGTTTCGCTGTTTAGTGCCGCGCATCCTTTGGTTTCGGGTGGAACCAACAGCAACACGCCTTCGACTCAAGTTGACTTGAATGAAACTTCGTTGGAAAACGCAGTCATTCAGATCGCAGGTTGGACTGATGAACGTGGTCTGTTGATTGCAGCCAAGCCCCGTAAGTTGATTGTTCCTCCCGCACTCCAGTTCGTAGCAACTCGTTTGCTTGAAACTGAACTGCGCGTTGGAACGACCGACAACGATGTGAACGCCCTGAAGAACAATGGTTCTATCCCTGAAGGGTATACCATTAACCACTTCTTGACGGACACAAACGCTTGGTTCCTCACCACGGATGTGCCTAACGGCATGAAGCACTTTGTTCGTACTCCGTTGCAAAACTCAATGGACGGTGATTTCGACACCGGAAACGTTCGCTATAAGAGCCGTGAGCGTTACAGCTTTGGCTGGAGCGACCCGCTCGGTATGTATGGCTCGTCAGGTTCGACCTGATAGCAAGAAAGGGGGGCCAAAGCCCCCTTTTCTTTTTTAAACATATATGGTATAAAGTTTAAACCTAGATACACAACTTGCTGACTGACTAGGCAGACTTCCCTCAAGAGACAGCAAGTTTTGATTTGAGGATTTTATTATGGGTTTCGCTACTCACCTTGGCCCTTGGTTGCTTGGCACTGTCCGCAACACGACTGGCACGACTGTTGGTTCTATTGAAAACTGCGGCGCAACCGTTGTTTCGCAGACGTTCAAAAAGGACTATACGGGTCAAGCAGCTTCAGCTACTACTGACACCATCTGCGTTCTTCCTGCTGGCGCTCAGATTCAATTCATCCACATTGATACGCTGGTTGCCTTTACGGGTTCTACCGCTGCTAACGTCACGATTGGCGATGGCACGACGGCTGCTCTGTATTGGGCTTCGACTGATGTTACGTCTCAGGGCCGCGCTGCTGCCAGCAACGCTGCTGCCAAACTTTCTGCTTGGGTTGGTGCCACTTCGACCGCATCGCCTAACGGAATTGGTATTGGCCCAACGGACGTTAAAGTTATTGCCACGATGACCCCGACTGTAGCTGCTGTAACTGCCGGTACTGTTCAGTACACGATTATCTACACTGTAGCTAATTCGAACGGCAATCAGTTCCCCGCGTCTGCCTAAACTAAGTAGGGGGTTGCGATGCAGCAAACTGATGTAAAGAGCGCCCATCGTAGTACCGCTGGTTCGTATTACGCGGGGCGTACACGTTTAAAAAGTTTTGTTGTTACGCCCGCCGTATCCACCGCCGCTACATTTGAAATTCGTGATGGCAGTGCTTCCGGTGCGGTTTTGTTTACGATGGATATTGCGAGTCTTGGCACGCCAAACTCTACTTATATCCTTATACCGGGGGAAGGGATTTTGGCATCCACTGGACTGTACTTAACTTTAAGTACGGGTTCAGTTACCGGGATTACGGTGTTTTATGGCTAAGTCCCCTGCATGGCAAAGAGCAGAAGGAAAGGACCCCAAGGGGGGTCTGAACGCGAAGGGTCGGGCGTCCGCGAAATCACAAGGGATGAATCTAAAGCCCCCCGCCCCGAAACCAAAAACGAAAGAAGACGCCGGGAGAAAGAAGAGCTTCTGTGCGAGATCGGCTGGTCAAGCGAAGATGTTTCCTTCTGCCGCAAAGGACCCCGAAAGCCGTTTGAATAAGGCGAGGCGTAAATGGGCATGTTGACTTGTACCCGATGTAAAGTTGAAAAACCCGCAACGCCAGAAGCGTTCCCATTGCACAACGGAAAAAAGAACGGCCTAGATAGTTGGTGCCGTGCATGTCGGGCAACATACAGAAGTGAAAATTGTCGCGGTCGGCACAGGGATGTTATTTCTAACGAAGATTTGATTAGCTTAAAAACTACCACAACACAATGCGTAATTTGTGGTAGCGAAGAAAAACTTGTTGTGGATCACGATCACGTAACTGGGCAAGTTCGTGGTATGTTATGTAATCATTGCAACCGGGGGCTAGGTCATTTTCGTGATGATCCACTGCTGCTTGAATTTGCAGCGCAGTACCTGCTTGCAAACGCTGACGCCCCTGAGTGGAAAGAATACTTGGCAGTTAACGGGTGATGGATATGGAACATACTATTTGGAACGCAGTTCTTTCGGTAGGCGTTAGTGTTGCGGGGTTTTTTCTCAAGAGCACGTATGACGAAGTAAAACGCCTTCAAGTGCTGATTAACAAAACCCGCGAAGAGATTGCCAAAGACTACGTAACCAAGACACAGTTGGATGCAGACATCAACCGCATCTTTGATCGGCTTGACCGTCTTGAAGCTAAGATCGACAGATTGGTAGAAAAACATGCCTAGTCATTCAATTAAACAACACCGTTTTATGGAAGCGATTGCCCATTCGCCTTCATTTGCCAAAAAAGTTGGTGTTCCTCAATCTGTGGGCAAAGATTTTGCAGCAGCCGACAAAGGCAAAACATTTAAACGTGGTGGTGAAATGAAAGAATCTAAAGCAATGGTTGGCAAAGAAGTGGCTTTTATGAAAAAGAAAGGCGCTCCCAAATCTATGCTTAAGCATGAAGAATCTGAAATGAAAGGCATGAAAGCTGGCGGCAAAGTGCGTCGCATGGCTATGGGTGGTCAAGGCGATTCATCGTATATGACTGATGAAGACTACGAAAAGCAAAAAGAATACGGCGCAAAGAATTTAAAAAGTCTTAAAAACTTTTTTGGCTTTGGTGAAAGAGAACCAGCGCCAATCGAACGCCGTGATATTCCGGAAAAAGTTGAATCTGTAAAAGAATCTATAAAACCTACTCGTATTTCATCAAGCGATTTGAGTAGTGCCTCATCTAGTAGTGCCCCATCTAAGCGTGACGAACGCCCTGTGTTTACTGGGATGGGTATGTTTGAAGACAATGCTGAACCTCAACGTGGAACTAAAACTGGAAGCGGGGCATCAGGGTTTCCTTCAAATTACAAAGACAGTGGGTTTTCTGCTTTAAGTAATCAGCCTCCTGTAAAACGTCAAAAGCCGGTAACAGTTTCTGAAACCAAAGAAACCAAGAGCGTAACTGCTGCACCGTCTGATTCATCTTATGATGCTGTTGAAAAGAATCGTGCCGCTAGAAGTCAATCAGCAACTCTTGCTCGGTTGCGTAAAGAATCTGAAGATAAGATTCGTGATAGCAAGCCCGGTTCAATGACCAAGCAAATGCGTGAAGCTCCAACTATTAATGAGCTTTACAGAGGTCAGAAATCCATGAGCGATGAGATTGATGATTTATTGAAATCATTTCGTTCTAAGATTCGTGGTGGTTTGAAGTCTGGCGAAGAAAAGCGCAAACTTCGTGAAGAAGAACAACACATTGCTAAAGGCGGTAAAGTGAAAGCATATGCACAAGGTGGCAGAGTAAAAAAGATGGCTTTTGGTGGCACAAATATAATGATGCCTCCACAAACCAATAATACGCAGCCCACTAATACGCCACCCGCGTCTCAAACGGTTCCCAATGTTCCAGTTGGAGTTCCTAAAGGAGCAACTCCAATGCCGGTTATGGGAACATCTAAGCCTGTTACAAAACCTGTTGTAACACCTCCTAATGCTGATATAAAAGCGCAGCAGGATAAAAAAGCTGCTGATTACAGAGCAAAACTAGCAGCCAAAATGGCTACGCCGGAGTATAAAGCGCAACAAGCTAAACAAGCTGCCGATTACAGAGCAAAACTAGCAGCAAAAATGGCTACGCCAGAGTACAAAGCGCAACAAGCTAAAGAAATTGCTGACTTTAAAGCACGAATAGCAGATAAAAAGGCTTTGTCAAAACCTGTGATGTCATCTCGACAAGAGTATGGATTTGAGAATGGTAATTATGGTGGTGGTAGCGACGGCGGCGGTGCCAAAGCAGGAGGCCGAGTCAAAAAGATGGCATCAGGCGGGTTTGCCCGCGCAGCAGACGGGGTTGCCAAGAAAGGTAAAACCCAAGGCAAAGTGGTTAAGATGGCTTCGGGTGGTTTTGTAAAAACTGCTGATGGTTGCGCTCAACGTGGCAAAACCAAAGCATTCCAAGTCAAAATGAACCGTGGCGGAAGGTGCTAAACCATGCGCCCTTCTCGCGGGATGGGGGCAATTGCCCCCTCTAAAATGCCGGGAAGACGGGTTGTCAAACGAAAAGACAACCCTGATGAAGTTGACATGTACAACGAAGGCGGAGGTGTCAGGTTTGACCTCCATGGCCTTAACTACGACAAAGGTAGTGCAGGGGCTTCTGGCAAGTTAAGCATTGATAAAAAAATCAGTGATCTAATGCCTGATGCTCCTAAGTCTTTAAGAGATGCAATTATTACTGCGTATTTGTCAGGCGATATTAATTTAAACAAACAAGGAATAAAGGCAACCCCTTCTTCTGGAGGCATTGGGTTTAGTTTACCCTTTGCAGAAGGTGGTCATGTAAATGAAGCTGGCAATTACACTAAACCAAAACTGCGTAAACGGATTGTTGCTCAAGTAAAAGCTGCGGCAACCCAAGGAACTGGAGCGGGTCAATGGTCCGCTCGTAAAGCACAGCTTGTTGCCAAGAAGTACAAAGCTGCTGGCGGGGGCTACCGAGATTGAAGACTCCGCAGCAATCGCTTAAAGACTGGGGCGACCAGAAGTGGCGCACCAAGAGCGGTAAGCCTTCAAGCAAAACCGGGGAACGGTATTTGCCGGAAGCGGCGATTAACAGCCTTAGCTCCGCAGAATATGCGGCGACAACCAAAGCAAAACGTGAAGGTAAAAAAGCGGGCAAACAGTTTGTAGCCCAACCAAAAACAATTGCTAAGAAAACGGCAAAATTTAGATGAGCACATCTGGCACCGCTTCGTTTAATTTAACGTTCAATGAGATAGCAGAAGAATGCTATGAGCGTTGCGGTGTCGAGATGCGAAGCGGGTATCAGCTTCGTACTGCTCGCCGTTCTATGAATCTAATGACCATAGAATGGGCAAACAAAGGAATTAATCTGTGGACAATTGAACAAGGGGAAATTCCTCTTGTACAAGGGCAAGTTGCTTATCCTCTTCCTTCAGACACTATTGATTTGCTTGATCATGTGATTAGGCAGAATCAAGGCAATACTAATCAACAAGATATAAACATAACCCGGATATCGGAATCAACCTACTCAACGATTCCAAACAAACTTGCTCAAGGTAGACCCATTCAAGTTTGGATTAACCGGCAGACCAATGCCAGTTATACGACCTCGGTAACCCTATCCACTTCAATCAATGCAACTAATACGTCTATTACTGTCAGTGACGCATCTGGTTTAGGAGGAGCGGGGTACATTCAAATTGACAATGAACAGATCTACTTTACAAGCGTATTAGGTAACGTCCTACAATTGTGTAATCGTGGGCAGAATGGAACGACCGCAGCAAGCCATACTGCTGGCGCGGTAATCTCTGTAGTTAACAGCACTACAATCAATATCTGGCCTACTGCAAATGCTGGCGGATCTTATACATTTGTTTACTGGCGCATGAGGAGAATCCAAGATGCCGGGTCAGGAACAAAAACTGAAGACATTCCTTTCCGCTTTCTCCCCTGCCTTATTGCTGGATTGTCTTACTACTTGTCGGTTAAAATACCGGAAGCAGCAGACAGAGTTGCAATGCTCAAAAGCCAATACGATGAACAGTGGAGTCTTGCAGCAGACGAAGACCGTGAAAAGGCTTCCTTGCGCTTGGCTCCCAGACAGATGTTCTTCTAATGGCAAATAAATACGCATCTGGCAAGTTCTCAATTGCTGAATGCGACCGTTGTGGTCAGCGTTATAAGTTAAACGAACTTAAGAAAGAGGTCATCAAGACAAAACTTTTTCAAATTAAAGTTTGTCCTGAATGTTGGGACCCTGATCAACCGCAATTGTCATTAGGGCTTTATCCAGCTTATGACCCGCAGGCAGTCAGAGAACCAAGACCAGATGTAAGCTATTATCAATCTGGAAACAGTGGTGTTGGCATTAACAACACAAGCGGAACTAGTGTCAATCAAAATGGGTATCCGGAAGAAGGCAGCAGGGTTTTTGAATGGGGCTGGAACCCA